CCCCGCCGCCCACCCCCCCACGCCCACGCACGCCCGCGGCAAAACGCCCCCCCGCCGCAAGCTCGGTGAAGTCTGCCACTTCCATTGTTGAGAAGTCGGATTTATGCAATACAGGATTTGTCACGCGAGTGAGCAACACTTGCAATGCGTCCACGTCCATTTGCAACACGTCAAACATTTTCAAGCCTTTTAATGCCGGCACGGTGGGTTTGTTGACGGTGATTTCGGTGATTTTAGTTTCGCCACGCACAAGTGGATTGGTTAATGTGATCACTTTGCTGTTTTCGTTTTTCATGATTTCTACCTTTAAAAATGCCACGCTTAAGCGTGGGTGAGTGATTTAATAAAAGCCCCTTGCGGGGCTAGGTGGTGATTAGATGCCAATCGCTGAACGGTGTTCTGCTAAACGGTCAGTGCCGCCGACAATAAAGATTGAGTTGAGTAAATCAATTTCGACTAAATCTTTTCCGTTTTCGATGATTTTGTAATAGGTTAATGGCACGGTGTAGCTTTGTTCGGTGTCATCGCCTGATTTGCTTGTGCCGTTGTCAATTTCGCTGAAACGACCACGCATAATCAATTCAATGGCGGTGACTTCTTCGGTGTCGTCTTGTTGATATGCACCCGCAAAACGTAATGCTGAACCGTCAATTTTGCCGCCAAATTCTTTGATGAGTTCGGTCATATAACCGCCCATTTTGAATTGCGCTTCCAAGCCTTCCACACCTAAATTCACTTTCACTGGACCAATCATGCCGCCTGCACGGTATTCTTCCAGTTTCATTGCCAATTTAGGTTGGGTGATTTCGGTGACTTGGCCACGGTAAGAATTACCGTCAGCCAAGAAGTTCATGAGTTTTAATTTACGTGGTAAAGCCATTTGTTATGCTCCTACTTTGGCAATCTCTGCGGCGAATTCCACAAGGTATTCATCGCTGATGTATTGGTTAAAGCCTAATTGTTCTAATGGCGGAACAGGGCAGTAATCATAAGACACAAGTAATTTTGCATCTTTTAATGTGGCGGCAGTGTTCAGTGATGAATTGATAAATGCTTTACCACCGACTAAGTAACCTTTCGCCACATATTCGCGCCATTTCGCATTGATCGCTTCCACGATTTCTTTCACCAACATCACACTGATGTTTTTATCTACTGCCCAATCAAATGATTGTGCGATGGTGTCTTTCAACACTTGTGCGGTGCGGGTGTAGTTTTCGTAGATGAATAACTTGTCTGCTGAACAGGTGCGTAATCCCCATAGCTTGAAGCCATTGTGATTCACACAACAAGTGATGCCTTGTTCGTTCAAGTAGTTGACATCGGTCGCACTGTCGTTGATGTCGAATGAAAGCGGTTTAGTGACGCCAGTCACGCCAGTCAAACCTTTGTTTGAAATGCAAGTGTGCCAGCCGTATTCTTTATCTTGATACGCACGCATTGCCGCCGCACGGACAACTGCATAATCCACTTCAGTTGCTTTGGTGTTCGGGTTGAATGATAAGAAGTCACCGAAAATCAGCATTAATTCACGCTGTGAGAAATTACGGCGATAAGTGACCGCTTCTTCTTTGGTTTTGGCTGAACCGCACGATGCATACACAAAGCCATTCAGTTTTTTCGCCACGCTTAAAAGCTCGGTGGTAACATCTTGGCTGTCATACTTCGGCACGCAGAAAATACGCGGTTTCACGCCACAAACGGCAGCAGATACCAAGAACGCTTTCAAGCCAGTGTAATTTCCTTCACTGTCCACTGTACCGATGACGTTTGCTTTCATGGTGCTTTCATCTTCGCTTTCTTCCACGCGAATAACGACCACTTTACAATTAACAATGTCCGCAATGCCATCTAACGCACGAGATAGTGTGCCTTGTTTACCGGCTTTCGCTTGTACTTCGGCGGTGATACCTGTTAAAAGAGTAGGTTTATTGAGTGGGAAAACAGTTGCGTCTGCATCTGCTGCCGTTGCCACTAAACCGATCACGGCAGTGGATGATGTGGTGAGTGTTCGCAAGGCTTCGGCGATTTCCGTTACCTTGACCCCATGGAGATATTCATCAGACATATTTTAGCCCTATGGTTTCTATTGGTTAAATAATGTCTTTATTGTGATCGAGAGAATGGAGCAGTGCGAGCGGTTGGAAGTGTGAAAAACGGGGTAACAAAATGCGGCCAAAATTGACCGCACTTTATTCATTAAAGCCAGTCGTTAGCGTAATTATAATCCACCACGTTGAAATCACTCGCTACACTCAAATCAACCTCGCCACGGTCAATGCGAGCTTTCTCGGCCAGCATTGCGGATTTAGCGTCAGCGTAGATTGATTCATCCAGTTTGTTGGATTCAAGGTTGCTGTTTCGCTCAAATGGTTTATCAAATAGTTGGCTTAACCCGTTTTTGTTAACATATACTTTAATGCCTTGCGCCTCTAAACTTCTATCTGCAGCCTTAACTCGGATGTATTCGAGGTAATTATCCGTTAGCCATTTTGCTAGATACTTATAGATTGATTCCTCTCTATTTTTTCGCTCTTCGCGTTCCTCACGTTCTTTACGCTCACGCTCTTCGCGTTCCTCGCGTTCTTTACGCTCACGCTCTTCGCGTTCCTCACGTTCACGGACGTCTGATTCGATTTGCGCTATTAGCTCTTGGTCGAATACTGCATTGATTGTTTCCGCTTCCAATCTGTAGATAGGTGCGAGATAAAACTCACTAGTGTTATCTTCTGCGTAAACAGACAGTGTCTCTTTTGTTTCGACCAAATCAATTTCCCCGTTTTTGGATTTGATACAAATCGCATGCTGACATTCTTCTGGTAAACTAATTACTGCGCGCAAGCTGTATTGTTTATATCTATCTGGCTTTGCCGGCACAATAATTCTGATTGCCTTAACAGACTTACTTTTAAGCTTTTCAATTTCAAATCCTAGCTTAGCCATATCTTTGCCGAGTCGATAAACAAAGCCTTGTTCTTCTTTAGTTGGTGTTGGTTTTGCCATGTTGGTAGTCCTTTTTACCTAGTTCATAATATTTCAAAAGTTCGTTGTTATAGCTTTCAAGCGATAGGTTTTCACCGCCACTTTCCAGCTTCACGCCGATACTTTCTTTTTGCTTTACTGCCACAGTAAGACTTGGCTTAATGCCAGTTCTTACTTGTACGGTAATGGGTGTTTTCTTCAAATTAATCTGCACGGGTAACATCCTTTTTCAGGAACGCTTTACCGCCACATAATGTTTTGACTAATCCCTGCGCATTAGTGCGTTGCAAATCCCATGTTGCGGCATCCCAATTCACGCCTTCTGTTTTATCGTGTGAGATGGTCAATGTGACTTCGTTTTGATTAACCGTAATTTCGCCTGTTGTCGTTGATAAGCGGATGCGTTCGCCTCGTCCATTTGGCACAATGTCGCAATCAAAGCGGCAATCAGTAAAATCCATGGGGTCGCCTTGTTCGGTTGTAAATACAAGGGTTTCCATTTCATCATCGCCGCGAATCCAATTAAAAATGATGTCAGCCACGTTGCACCGCCTTAAATCGGTCATCGTGTTGCTTACCGTTTACTTCGCTTTCGTATGCGGTTTTGCAATGGTGTTTATCTCTAAATAATCCATTGATGAAACGATAGAGTACACGCCACCGTTTTTTCGGTTGCTCTGCTAATATTGCTCCGCGATATGTGCGACTTGATAATGTTTCGTCTGCTGCACCACCTGTTAAGGCGTTGAATAGTTGGTCGATAGCAATAATGTTGTGATATAGGTATTGTTTAAGCTTGCTGTTCATTCAAATGCTCCTGATAGGTTTTACTCCAACCAGTTGACCAGTTGTAATCCGTTGGATTTTCTGATTGTTCAAGCAATACTTTATGCATGTAGGCGTTTTCATACATTTTTTCTTTAAGTGTTTTCACCGCGTTCCATACTGCTTTGAATTCTTCAAAATTGATAACTTGTGCGGTGTTATCTGCACAAATCAATGTGTAAGTATTGTTTTTGCCGTTTAAGTCAAAATCAGCCTTAATCTCAACCAACGTACTGCGTCCCTTGTCATCAGTGTCAACCCATTTATTGATTTCAGGCACAAACACGCCGCCATTTACGCACTCATCGCGTTTAGCGTTGATTTGTGCGCGAATTTCTGCACGTTGTTTGATTAAGAGTTCGGCTTGTTTTTCTTTTGAAATGACAAACTGTTTTTTCTCTTTGTCAAAAATGTGAAATTCACTTGGGGCTTTGCCTGAACAGTGTATTTTCCCATTTTCCACCCATACATCACCGCCATTGGTGATACTTGCGGAGATTTCATTAATTTCATCCTGATTAACTTCAAACCAGTATTGATTTTGCCCCTCTGTAATAAGGTAGTCTGGGGCAAAGGTTTTTGTTTTTATGTTTAATAACATCATGCTTACCATCCGAAGTGTCCTATAACAATGATATTTAGCCCAGTTCGATACCCATTATCTATAACGAGTTTATTACTGCCGTCCAGCCTTATCCCGACGGCGCGTCGTCCTTCTCCAACATCGGTAGCGACGACTTTTGTGAAACCGTTATATTGTTCAGGTAGATTGATTGTTTGAGTTCCTTCAATCGTTACTCCCATGGTGGTAATGCGGATCACGCTATTATCGCTAGTCGGAATATCAATAACTTGTGCGCCTTCATAGTGATTGGGATACCATCTATAGCCAAAGCGGCTTTTCCTGTATGTGTTATTTAGCTCGTTCCAAATGTTATTGTTGTCTGATTGTTTGGCGTAAAACTCATGCAACCAACCATAGGTCTTAGTCCACACATCACCGATTGGCGAAAATGTGACTATATGTTGCCGTCGATCAGTATCGTAGTTTTCGCCAGGTGGGGTAGCATGTAATCTTAATTCATCTGCCCAACCGCCAATGTCGACTGCCTCAATGGATACTTGAGCATAGCGGCCGTTCGAATTGGTGAAATCAATCCCCGAACTGCCGTGTGCGGTGCTAGTAACATTTAACCACGCATGCCCTCTTTTAACATTTAGCCACTGGATCTCATCGCCAGATTTAGATACTTTCCTGTTAACGTCGTCTTCTAGGGCTAATCGTCCTGATGTCAAAGGCATATAATTGGACACATCCGGTTTGTTTGGCATGCGCCGCCAAAATTTAAAATTTTGCCCTTCTTTTTCAATACGGAGCGTTTCATCTGAGTTAAAAATTTCAAATGCACCGTAATTTTCTTTAGCCGAACACCCTTT